TAGGTAAAATTGAAAATAATGTCAATGCAGCAACTTTTGATTTGAAAATTGCTGGAAGTAATACTGCACAAAAACTTACATAATAGAATATGGCAATCGAAACTAAGAAAGAGAAAGAAGGAAAAAAATTTACCGAAGTAATGAGTCATGATCTTGCAGCTTCTGAAGTTGAAAGATGGTTGGATTATAAACAAATTGATGATTTACAAAGGGAAGATCAGGAAGGTAGTATTAAATATCTGATTTCATATATTAAGTCAGGTCATTTAATTTTGAATGAAGATTATTCATTCACACATCGTTTAAAATTCCCATTGGATTCGGCTGGACTTACAATTCTTAATTATAAATCAAGGGTTATGGAAAAAGAACTTTCATCAAAATTGATGGGCGTTCGTGCTGATGATACTGATGGAAGAATTGTGGCTCATATTAGTGCTTTAACAGGTCAGGTTATCGGAATTATTAAGAGTCTTGACAAGGAAGATATTAAGATCGCCAGAAGTATAGCGGTTTTTTTTATGTAATCCGATGCACTAAGAAATTATTATCGATTGATTATACAACTCTTACGAATATTATAAGGACTATTGTCCGCGAACACCATTGGGCTCCCGATCAAATAGGAGCCCTATTTGTTGATAAGATAGATCATTATGGGTTATGCTTCTGGTATGAAGATGTAGTTGAAAGCATTCAGGAGATGAAGAAAAAAAAGAAGGCAGAATGAAAGCATTTGTTTTACCTACCATTTTTACAGCAGTCGATCGCTTCACGGACCCAGTGAAGAAGATGAATAATCAATTGAAATCGGTGGCACAAAGTGCCATGAAAATTTCAAGAAATTTTGCTCTCATAGGTGTAGCCATTCTTGCTCCTTTAATTCTGGCAGGTAAACAGGCAGTAGCATTTGAAGATCGTATGGCAGATGTTGCTAAAACTACAGGATTGGCAGGAGGCAATCTTGCCAGCTTGGGAGATGATCTTTTGAAAATGGCTGCCGATACGAGAACTCCCATTGAAGGGCTTCAAAAAATAGCAGAGATTGGTGGACAAATGGGAATTACCGGGAGAAAAGGAATTGCCGATTTCACGGATAGTGTTAATAAATTCAACGTTGCTCTGGGAAGTGATTTTGGAGGAGGAGTTGATGAAGCAGCCCGTGCGATTGGAGGATTAAATGTCCTTTTCAAACAAACAAGAAAACTTGATATATCCGAATCCATTACCCGCACAGGTAGTGCTATAAATGCTTTATCTGCAAAAGGTGTTCAGGTACCCGAGATCACAGAATATATGAAACGTTTGGGTGCGCTTCCTGATGCAATTAAGCCAGCTATACAGGACGTTGCTGCACTTGGTGCAGTATTTAATAAAGCAGGTATAACAGCGGAGATTTCTTCCAGAGCTACCGCTGATGTTTTACTTACTGCTTCAAAGGCACCGGCTGCATTTGCCAAACAAATGGGAATTTCAAATAAAGAAATAGCCAGGATGCTTAATACTAATCCTGCTGAATTTTTAAAGAAATTCTCCGCTGGATTAAATGGACTTAATGCGCTTCAATTTGCAGATATTTCACAAAAATTAGATTTAAAAGATTCGGGATCTATAAAAGTTCTCGGAGCACTTTCTGCTTCTACGCAAGTTCTGACAGATTTCCAGAAAATTTCAAATGAAGAATTTGCAAAAGGTACTTCCTTATTAAATGAATATAATGTAAAAAATAATACAACTGCTGCCAATATTCAAAAAGCGAAAAATAATTTTGAATCTTTTTCAATTATGATTGGTACCCAGCTTCTACCAATTATTAACGATCTCTTAAAAGAGATAACTCCGGTTATTAAATCTTTTACCAATTGGGCTAAGGAAAATAAACCATTGGTTACTTCTATCATTAAAATTGCGATAGGACTTTCCTCTGTTATGTTTATCATATCGGCAGTATCGGCAACGGTTGCCGCCTATGCGACTATAATGAGCGGTGTGATTGCTCTTCAATGGGCGTGGGGAACAGTGCAGGCAGTTACATTAGCATTACAAGGTAAAACGCTGCTATTCCTGCATGGAAACAATGCTGCCATGTTTATATATAATTCCATTATGAAAGTAGTTACGGCTGCTCAATGGGCTTGGAATGCAGCTATGACAGCAAACCCTATAGGTCTTATTATTGTAGCAATTGCCGCATTGGTTGCATTAGTGGTAATCGCAATTAAAAAATATAATGAATGGGGTGCTGCTGTTTTAATGTTAATAGGTCCACTCGGATGGGTTATTAATTTAATTCAATCCTTCCGGAGAAATTGGGATATGGTTACCAAAGCTTTTTCGGAAGGAGGAATTTTAGAAGGCTTAAAGGCAATAGGTGCTGTTTTCTTAGATTCTTTATTATATCCAATGCAGCAACTTTTAGAATTAGTGGCCAGGTTCACAAATGCAGACTGGGCTAATTCAGCAGTTCAATCTATGAAAGAATTCCGAGCAGATTTAGGAGTCCAAACTGATGAAGCGGGGACACTTGAAGAAGCTGCAAATCCACAAGCCGAGCGAAACGATATAATGACTGAGCGAATGGAAAGCACAGTTAATAATAGAATAGCACTGGATATAAATGATCCTACAGGAAGAACTAAAGTGAGCGAAAATAAAAGTAGAATTCCTATTACGGTAACAAGTACTCATAAATTTGGAATGTAATAATGTTTGATCTTGCCATATATGAAACAGGAGACGGAGGGGACTATAATTTTAATGGTACCGATTTAGATGTTGTCAATGGTTCTGAAAATATGCCATATCTGGCAATGTTCGGGGGCAACGTGGAGGAATCAACCGTTAATAATATAGTTCAGGAGCAATCTTTTGATTATTGGGGGAATACGCTTTTAATGAATGCGAATCAACCCATACAATTTAATTCGATTGTTGAGAGAACTTTAAAAAATGTTCCTTTAACGAGTGCAGGCCGGGCATTAATTCAAAATGCAATTTATACTGATTTACAATTTCTCTCAGCTCAGGGAGTTTCAATACAGGTAACGGTAGCTATTACAGCAACAGATCGGATAGATGTACAGTTAATTCTTACTTATCCAACAATGGTAAATGTGAAGATTTTAAATTTCAAAAAATCTTCTGAAACCGGAGATTTCTATTTATTTGATTTTAACGATGATTTCTATTGATAAATGATAACTATACCTACATTAGCGCAACTCTGTAACGATGTTATATCTGAGATAGAAGCTCAGTATGGAGATAGTATTTCTGAAACTGGCAAATCTGCCTTACGAGCTACTGGTAATACACTGGGTGGTAAATTAAAACTTCTATACCTAACACTTGCAGCTGCTCAGAAGAATATGCTTCCTGATTTGGCTGATAGTATTAGCGTGGGAGGTACCTTAGAGAGATGGGGTTATATAAAGTTAGGACGTTATCCATATCAGGCAACAAATGGCCAGTATATAGTCAATGTGAGTGGTTCTGCAGGTGCTATTATAAAAGCGCAAACTACTTTTCTTTCCGATGATAATTCCCTTAATCCCGCACAACTTTATATTTTAGATAGTGATTACGTCCTAACTGGATCAGGAGATACAATTACAATTCGTGCCCTTACCCCTGGTACTGCAGGAGCATTGGATACTGGAAACACTTTAACAGCTACTTCACCAATTGCTTTAGTTAATAGTTCTGTTTCAGTTTCTTCACAGTATGTTCAGCCTTTGGATGCTGAATTATTAAGTTCCTACCGGCAGGCCGTAATTAATGCTTTCCGTCAGGAACCACAGGGGGGAGCTGCTACCGATTACCGTTTATGGGCACAGGATGCACAAGGAGTAGCTGCTGTTTATCCTTATACTGCTTCCGGATATTCCAATAGGGTGAATCTTTATATTGAATCTGTTCCTTCAGATTCAACAGATGGTAAAGGAACTCCATCCTCCTCCATGATTTCGGATGTTCAATCCGTAGTAGAATTTAATCCCGATGAAACACTTCCACTCCTTCAAAGAGGCAGAAGACCTTTAACGGTGATTGTTAATTATCTTCCTATTTCAGTTTTAAATGTTGATATAACCATTCCTTCCTTTGTAGGTCTTACTTCGGATATACAAACCATTATTCAAAATGCATTAACGGCTTATATTAATTCAATAAGACCTTTCATTGCTGCCGCTGATGTAATAGCTGATAAAAATGATACGATTGATATAAATAATATCGCTTCTGTTATTTTATCAGCGGTACCAGGTTCTTCTTTTGGAGCACCTGTTTTAAAAGTGAATGGAGTGGTATATACTTCATTTCAATTTATCAATGGTAATATTCCTTATTTAAATTCTGTAACGTTTTCCTAATGGCACTTACTGATGATTTATTGGCAGCCGACAGGCAATTATATCCAACGGGAAGGGCTTTTTGGATGCCTCAGGGGGGGGATATGGAAAAACTTCATATTGCATTGAATGAGAGTCAGGATCAGTTTTATAATGATATGCTTACGTTGTTTTCAGGATTGCTTCCCGATAATGAACAATTCACAGAAGACGATGCAAGTAACTGGGAAAGAATATATGGGTTATCCGGTAATGCAAATTTGACATTAGCCCAGAGAATGGATGCATTATTTCAATGTATAAGTACAACAGGAAATCCGGCAAAACAGCATTATCAATATATAGAAGCAGAATTACAGAAGGCAGGATTTGATGTTTATATATATGAAAATATTTTCTCAGATGGAATGGGAGGTTATACTACTAAAACTCCTTATGAAGTAAGTGGTGATCCTTCTATTCTTTCTGCTGTACAATATGGAGATGGTCAATATGGAGATAATCAGTATGGCCAGATTTATATTAATAAACTTGCTAATTCTATAAATGAAAAAGATGATTATTCTTTCAATTTGGATGATGATTTATCGGCTACATTTTTCGTAGGTGGACCTACATTGGGCACTTATGCAGATGTATCTTTATCCCGACATGATGAATTTAGACAATTATTATTAACCTTGAAACCTGCATCTACTGTAGGATTCTTATTTATAAACTATGTATAATTATGGCAATAGGATTAATAAATTTCCCAAATATTTATCCTCCCGATGGAGATTTTCTTTCCGGAAGAATAAAAGACAATCCAGGCGATAATAGCGGAACGCCAGTCAATCAGTTGACGAATGGAGATATTCAGGAATTTTTTGCTAAGCTAATGAATATAGCAGGAATTACTCCTAATGGTTCTCCGGATTGCGAATATACAGGACATCAATTTCATCAGGCTCTCATATATTGGATTATGAATTGGGGAGCATTTCCTTCGGTACAAGGACTGATTCCTAATTATGTCACTAACACTGTTGTTATATTATCTCCTATTACCATGAATATAGTAGGTAGTGTTGGTACATGGAGTTCGGGAAGTATTTATTATAATGGTAAGATATACCTTGTTAAGGCTGGTACTGCTAATAATGGAGGTGAGACCTTTGTCTTTAAAATTCAGTCGACGGATATTCCTTATGCAAATATTCAAGCCGGAATAAGTGGTACCGGTATATCTGATTTTAGCAGTGCTATTCCATTAGCCAATGCAATTTCTGGTCAAAATATGGGATCAATATCTCCCATAGCATTACCATTGGTTGGCGGAAGTGGAATTGTGGCTGCTTCCGGAACGCCTACTATTCAATTGGATGTTTTTGGTAATTTAAAAATGAATGGCGTATTAATTAATAATAATTCAAGTGGTACCTCTGGATTATTTGCAATATTACCTGCCGGTTACAGACCTCAAACGGATAGAGTGTTTAGCTGTTATGGATCAAATACAGGAGTCGATAAATTAACTTCTGTTAAAATTTATGCCTCTAATGGTGATATGTATATCCAACAGGCCTTTGCTCAATATAACTTATTTTATATTGATAATATTAATTATAATATCAACTTCTAATTTCATTTCCATCCGGAAACCCATGAAGGGTAGGGTGTAGTTTCGTTAAAAAATTCGTCAATATAATATTGATAAGTTGTTTGATTAATATTGGCCGGAATACAACAGTTCATTATAGAAACAGGTGTTAAATGATCGACAAATGTTTCATTTCTGTGGCCCCTTCTAAGAAAAGCGTGCCCCAGTTCATGAAAAATAAGAACTTGTTTTTGTAATTGATATTCCTGATGCGTGGTATCTATAAAAATTATTCTTTTTCGTTCATCATAATAGCCTGCCACTGCATTTCCATCTTCACCTTTACATTGATGTGAAGATATTGGTCCTTGTAAATGGATTCTTTTTAAGAATTTATTTTCAAGATAAATTCCTCTTTTATGTGCTTCCTGTAAAAATGTTTCATATTCATTAGAAACTTCTACAGGAATAGAAGGATCCCGGTCTTTTTCACATGAAAAAAATAGAATAGAAATAAAAAGGACAAAAATTAAGCGTTTCATAGATATAAAATTTATACTATGACACGATCAAATATAGATCCTGATCCTAAAATTAGGATTTTAATATATTAAAATTAGGATCTTTAATCCTATAATTTATTACAAATCGGATCTTATGTCATAATTTAGTATATTTGATCTATGCTTTTTATTAATTCGACCAATTTACAGGACTATACCAAAAAGCTTGAAAAGCTTCATAAATCTGCTTTGCCCGTTGCAATCAGAGAGACACTGAATGATTGTGCAAAGGATATGAAGACTAAAAGCTTAATTAAATTTTCTTCTTCGGAATTTATAAATAGAACAAGTAATTTCTTTAAAGCTAATTCTTCTTTTGAGAGAGCAGAAGGCTTTAATATTGAATCGATGAAAGCAGTAGTTGGAATGACTGATAATAATTTAAAAGGTTCCGATAATTATGCCGTGAAGGATTTGGTACAACAGGAAAGCGGTGGCAATATTAATAAACGTTCCTTTATTCCAATGAAGGATGCACGTGTGAGTTCTAATCCCAATAAGCTTGTTCGTGCTGTCAACCGGCTAAAATCTATACGAACAATTGTAAAAGAGTCATCTATAAAAGGGTCTAATTCAAAACAGAAATTTGTAAAATCGGTTTACATGGCTGATAAGGGAGGATTTGTTTTAACAGACATTGGAAGTAAAGAAACTTTGTTTAGAGTAAACTCTGTTAATAATACAAAAGATAAAAAATTCAAATTAACAGCTTTGTATTCATTCCAAAAAAACAGATCGGTTCGTGTTCCTGCACACCATTTTATTGAAAAATCAGGAAATATGAGCCATAAAAAAATTGACGAATTTTATATTGAAAGAGCAGAACGGGCATTTCGTAAATATTTATCATGAGCTGGGTAGCAGACGTAAATACGAATTTTATAATAACCACCGGAGATAATAAGAATTATTCGGTAAACTGGATGAATGCACGCAAGGCGAAAGAATATTTCGTTGCCGAATTCAATTATCCAAATCTTGCAGGTTCTTATGTCTCACGAGGTCAACCTAAAGGCAATAGATATAATCTTGAAATATTTTTCCAGGGAGAAAACAATCTTGAAACTTCTCAGGCATTTCAGGATTCATCTGATAATAATCTTCAGCCATGGATAATTACACACCCATTTTATGGGCAAATAATAGTGCAGCCTTTAGGAATGGACATAGATAACACTGGCTTCAATGTTACAAAAATTACTTGTCAGGTTATAGAAACTATTACACAAAATAATCCCATTACAACTGTCGATCCCATTGATAATATTCAGATTGATAAGAGTAATTTGGATTCTACTTTTGCCAGTTCGCTTGATCAGATTCCGGCCAGCTCTGATATTGTGAATATGACTGGTAATAATAATACTCTTTATAACAGGTCCATACCAATTATAAAAATACCTGATGATTTAACAAATTATTTTAATTTATTCCAAACTGCCCGTTCTGCTATTAATAATGCAATTGCCTCTCCTTTGGTAGCAATGCAGGCGGCTCAGGCAGTAATTTCGGCACCTGCATTATTTGAAACAGACGTTCAGAGTCGTGTTAATTTATTAAATAATCAATACCAAACTTTAAAAGCGCAGATTATACCTAAGAATTCATATCAGAAAATTCCTGTTTCTACAAAACAAATTTTCCAGATACAAGCTGGTACATTAATATCTTCTCAGCTTGTAGCTGCATCTACTCCTCAGCCTACTGATTATACAAATGCTTCCGATGTAGTTACGGTTATTGAATTACTTCTTGATAATTATAATCAATATTTAACAGATTTGGATTCAATACAAACTGCTACAGGTGGAACTCCTACAAGTTTTATTCCGGATTCGGCAAGTTTGATAGGATTGAATCAATTAATGTGTAATGTAATAGCTAATCTATTTACAATAGCATTAAATGGTAAGCAGGAAAGGACATTAATTTTAGAAAAGGATACAAATATTATAGTTCTTACCCATAGACTATATGGTCTTGACGAATTTGATAACAATATGAGTCAGCTTATGGTTAATAATGGATGGGGTTTAAATCAGTGCATTCAAATTAGAAAAAATACTCCTGTTAAATATTATATATGATTTTAAAAATCAATGATCGGTTAAAAGTAAGGACTATTCAGTATTTCAATAATTTTGAATTAATGCTGAAGCACGATAGTCTTTCTTCGCCATTTTCCTTTGAGGCCTCGTTTGATCCTGATAATCACGATCACGAGGAGTTATTTTGTGTATCACATTACCACGAAGCATTAATAGAGCACAACGGTAACCAATTATTAAGAGGTTTTATTATTCAGCAGGATTTTAAAGATAGCCCTACCCCTGAGATGGCTAAATTTTCAGGTGCTTCTCTCCCATGTTTTTTAGAACATTGCAATATACCTCCGGAGGCATATCCTTTGCAGCATGACGGATTATCGTTGCAACAGATCGCGAGTAAATTAATAAAACCATTCCCATGGTGTAAAATGGTAGTCGATCCATTAGTACAGGCAAAAATGAATATACCATTTGATAAGACTTCAGCGGAGCCTACTCAAAAAATATCCGAATACTTAATTGATCTGTGTGCTCAAAGAAATATTATCCTCTCTCATGATACTTATGGAAGAGTTCTGTTTACCCAATTAAAAACTAATACTCTTCCAATAATGAAATTTAGTGAAGGTTTAATTGGAACAGAATTATCATTAAGTTTTCAGGGTCAGGAGATACACAGCCATATTACAGTAATGAAGCAAGCGGATTCAGAGGGAGGAAACGCAGGTCAATATACAATAGTAAATCCTTATGTACCGGTTGCCTATACCTATCGGCCAAAAGTAGTAATTCAAAGTTCAGGCGATAATACGGCTACTAAATTAGTGGCAAAGAATGCTTTAGCAGCTGAATTAAGGGGAGTCGTATTAACGATTAATATTGATCGATGGGATTTAAATAATCAATTAATATTACCTAATTCAATTATTTCAGTTATTAGTAAAAAACTTTATCTATATGATGAAACGAAATTCTTTGTGGAGTCTGCTCATTATTCCGGAAATTCAGAAGCATTGACTGCTACGCTAACTTGTGTGCTTCCGTTCTGCTATGATTTATCACAGCCCTATAATGTCTTCGTAGATCCACATGAAAATTCAGCATCAGGTTATTCTAGCCCAGTATAAAAATGCAACTTACTAAAATAATATCGACAGCCATTGAAGCAAGCGGACAATTGAAACGCCGCTTAATTAAGATTACAAGATTTGGAACCGATGATGTTCAGGAACCATTCCAGGCTTCAGAGTTTGGCATTGATTCTAATCCACCGGCTGGAATGGTTGCAGTATATTCAGATACTTCTGAACGTGGTAAAAATGTAATTATAGGTTATCTAAATAAAAATATGATGGCCGATGTGGGAGAGACAAGGCTTTTTTCAGTTGATGGAAATGGAGATTTAAAAGCATATCTATGGTTAAAAAATGATGGTACCCTACTTCTTTCCGGAAATGCAGATAATGCTGTTCGTTATACTCCGATGGCTCAAACTATTCAGGAACTTCAGAATGATATAAAAAATCTTAAACAAGCATTTACGACATGGACACCTGTTCCTGATGATGGAGGAGCAGCTTTGAAAGGTGCTACTTCTGCATGGGCTTCTACTCAATTGATTAAAGATATTTCAGCCTCAAAAATTAATACTATACAAACACCTTAATAATCCATAAATACTTTTACGAGTACCTAACGAGTACCTAACGAGTACCTAACGAGTACCTAAACTTTACTTTTTTTTCCTAATTCATGCAATTTGCCTGAATGATAATCTATTCCTCTGCACAAATCTATATTGATGAAACTGGGAGAGATATGAAAGCCCGTATCTGCCGGATTGAGAAGATTATTATCGCTCTCGAAACGGCTATGGAAACAGCAGCTTCCGATCCTTCTTTTTTTCAGAATGTAGAATATGATTTGGATGATGGACAAACAAAAATAAAAGGTACTCACAGGAATATTGAAGAAATTACCCGTTCAATAAATGCTTTTGAGGCCATTAAGCAAAGGCTTGTTAATAAGATTAATGGTCATGTGGTGAGGTTAGTGGATGGAAGAAATATGACTCGTTTTTATAACGGGAGATATTAATGAGCAAACGTAAAAAAAAACAGCAAAAAAATATTAATCAAACCAATATTGCGGAAGTAATTCCTGAAAATAATGGTGTTCAAAAACGTGCTGACTTTTCAACCCCTGGGGGTGTATATACTCCACTTTTTGCAGTCTCTTTTACCGGAGAAAAAACATTAGGCGGAATTGGTCCTATCAGGAATTACCGTCCAAATTATGAAGCCCTACGTCTTAGGTCATGGCAATCTTATTATGAATCCGAAGTTTCCCATACAGTTGTTAACGCATATATAAAATGGGTAATTGGCAAAGGCCTCAAACTTCAATGCGAGCCTCTTAAGGAAGTTTTGAGTCTTGAAGGTATTAATCTTGATTCAAAACAATTTACTAAAACAGTAGAAGCACGTTATCAGGCATGGTCTAAATCCAGAATGTCGGATTATGCCAATATGAAATCGAAAAATGAATTATCAAGTACAGCTTTTAAGAATGGTGAATTAGGAGGAGATGTGCTTGTGATATTGCGCTATATAGATGATTGCGTAAAGGTTCAATTAGTAGATGCTTCTCATGTAAAATCTCCAGGCATGGGAACGGAATATTTCCCCCAAATTTTACAGAATGGAAACCGCTTAGTGAATGGAGTGGAGTTTGCTCCAAGCGGAGAGCATGTGGCTTATTATGTTCAGGATTTCCAATTGAATTATACACGCATCCCTGCCAAAAATGATTATGGCATGCTATGCGCATGGTTATACTATGGAAAGGAATACAGGCTTGATAATATGCGTGGTATTCCTAATTTGTCTACAGTGCTGGAAAAACTGGCAACCTTGGAGCGTTATGCTTCTGCTGCATTAGGCAGTGCAGAAGAGCGGCAGAAAATTGCCTATGTGATTGAGCCGGATGTAAACGCTATTCCTCAGCAACCTTTGGTGAAGGATATGGTTAAGGCTCATGATTATTACAGAGGAATTACGAGTCAATTACCTGTTGATGCAGAAGGAAAAGAAATTGCCAATACTGTTGCAGCTTCTACTAATAAGCAAACTTTCTTAATGCCTTCGGGTCTTAAGATGAAAAGTATTGAATCAAAACAGGAATTATTTTTTAAAGAATTCCACTCTACCAATGTGGAATTAATTTGTGCATGCCTTGGCATTCCTCCCAATGTTGCTATGATGCTTTATACGGAATCATTTTCCAGTAGTAGGGCAGCATTAAAAGATTGGGAGCATACTCTTAATGTAAGACGTAATTCTTTTTCTGCAGGTTTTGAGCAACCGATTTTTAATTTCTGGTTAGAAACTGAAATTCTGAAAAATAAAATTCAGGCACCAGGTTATATTAAAGCCAGAATGGAAAAAAATTATATGGTGGTAGAGGCATATAGGAATGCTCGTTTTGTAGGCGCTCCTGTTCCTCATATTGATCCACTTAAAGAAGTTATGGCTGAAAGAGCTAAACTTGGAGATGCAGGAAAATCTCTTCCATTGACTACTTTAGAAAGTGCCACAGAGAATTTAAATGGTGGAGAATCATTCGCCAATATGGAACAATTCTCCGAAGAATTAAAAGAGGCACAGCGATTGAATATAAATGCAGTGCCCGTACAAACTAAAATGAAATTTGATTAATAAGGTAGATGCTTTTTTGATTTGCTATCCAATTGATCTTCTATAAATTTTTTTAAAATATGTCGTATTATTATTGTAGGATAGGTATTATTTTTTTTTGCTATTTCAGCGATCCCTCTTTTAATAAATATGTTGACATTAGTTATTTTAATTGTAGTAAAATTATTTTTTGAATTTTCATCAAAATGAGAAAGGTGATAATTTATAATAGGATTTTTATTAACAAAATCCTGTAAAAATGGATTCAAAATTGTCGATCTTTTTTCATTTAGATTGGCTGCTATATTATCAATATCTTCCTTCATTTGAATTGGAACTCTTACTCTCATTTCCCCATTATTTTCATCCCAAAAATCGAATCTCTGTTTTCTCTCCATTTCCTTCATCACGTTTAAAATATCAAAGATCATTCAACGAGTACCTAACGAGTACCTAACGAGTACCTAACGAGTACCTAACGAGTACCCAAATAAAATTATTTTTTTTTTCTGATCCTAATTTGGTCCCATCATAAAAAGTGATGGCGAAAGAAGTTCTCATATACGGTAACATAGACGAGTATTCAGCATCTCAGTTTATACAAGATGTAAATGAATTAGAGGATGGCCAAGATCTTACTGTGAGAATCGCTACAGACGGTGGTGATCCGGAATTCGGATTTGGAATGATAGCAAAATTCCTTGAGTTCACAGGGCAGAAGTTTGTTAAAGTAGACGGCAAAGCTTATTCAGCCGGAACATTTTTCTGTGTGTATTGTGACAATGTAGAGGCTCTCGATGTTTCAGAATTTTTATTTCATCGTGCTGCTTATCCTTCCTGGTTTGAAAGTGAACCGGCCTTATTTACTGATGCCATGAAAGACAATCTTAAAAGAGTCAATGATTCTTTAAGAAAAGCTATGGAAGGTAAAATAGATCTCGAAGCTCTTGAACAGCTTAAAGGCGTTACCCTCGATGATATTTTCAGCATGGACGATCGGATAGATGTTTTCCTTTCCGCTAAGGAAGCTAAGAAGATCGGATTGGTTACTAAGATAACCAAGATAACTCCAAAACGTCAGGCTGAGATTGAATCAAATATGAAAGTAAGAATGGCAGCCCGCCACGATTCAAATAAAAAAATTGAAAAAAGTAATCCAATAAAAAATATGGAATTAACCGAGCTAAAAAATTCTCATCCTGATTTATATGCAAAAGTTCTCGAAGAGGGAATTGCAAAAGGAGTAGCAAAAGAAAAAGACCGTGTTGGTTCATGGATGCCCTTCTATGATGCGGATCCTGAGCTAATCACTGCTTCCATAAAAAGCGGTGCAGAAATTACAGCTACTGCTATATCAGAGTTGAATGTGAAATTATTTTCAAAAAATTCTTTGAAAGTAATTGAGAGTGGAAACGCTAAACCTGTAGCCACTGCTGAGAAGGCAATTGGTGGACAGAAGGAGCAGGAGATAATGCAAAAACAAGAAAGACAAAGTTCTTTCTTAAGTGAAGTCCGGAAAAATTTTGGACTAGAAACAAAACCAGAAACAAAATAAAAATACTACCATGAGTAATTTTTATATCCAGGATCAGACTGGCGCATATTTATACGTCAATTATGACCTCTCGAAATTATTTCTGTGGGACAACCGCTATGAAAACGGGCTCCTTAACAATTCAGGTTATTCACAGATAGCCTACAATCCGGGAACTGTATTAGGCCGTGTGGCTTCTACAGGTTATCTGGTACCATTCAGTGCTGAAGCTTCTGATGGTAGCCAATTTGTAGTAGGTGTTTTGAATGATGGAATTATAGTAGACCCTGGTGCTACTGTTGAAGTAGCTTATTGTGTAGGAGGTGACGTTGCTGCCGACCAGTTGATTCTATTAGGTAACGGAGGAGCCGATACACTTGAAACAGTAGTAACGGGAAGAAGTAGAAGAGTAAAAGATTGCATCATGAGTGATGCAGCAGCTCTCAGAATTATCTACGGTCAAGATCTCACATTTGCCGATAACAGCTAAAAACAAAAAAAATTATGCAAACTATTCCTATAGTAGAAGCGAGAGAGCTATACACAAGAGAGTTAATTGATGTATACAAGAGCAGACCGAAACCAACTGGATTTTTGCGTTCTCTCGGAAAAGAAAAAGAATCTTCATCGAAATATGTTTCGATAGAAGTAAGCCGTTCATACGAAGCTATTGCTATATCTGTTGAGCGGGGAACTGAAGGTAACCGTAACCGAATGGCTACCAGTTCCAATAAAACATTGGAACCTCCTTATTATCGTGAATATTACGACATCACGGAGCTTTCCCACTACGATTATATGGTCGGTGGAAATTCT